GCGGTGTTGCGGCCGACGGTATGGCTTGACGCAGCCGACATCTCAACGATTTCGATCGCGACCGGCGTTTCCGAATGGCGTGACAAGTCCAACAACGGCTGGAATGTGGTCCAGGCGACCGCAGGAAATCAGCCAGCATACACTCCCTTGGGGCTGAATGGACTGAGCGTCGTCAATTTCAGCGTTGGGAAATTACTTCAAACGGCGAGCAACTTCACACTAACCGGCGACCCTAATATCACGGCGATTGTTGCTTATCGCAAGACGACAAATACAGAAGGAGCCGTTTTTGGCTGGGGCGGCCCTACCCTTTCGTCCCCAGGGTCGGCTTTTGGTTATTACGACGACGGAACAAATGCGTCCTGGGCATCCGCTGGCGGCGCCAGTTACTCGCATCAAACTCCCATTCCGCAAAATAACGAATGGGGCATCGCGTCGTTCGTAAAACCAGCCGGCGCTTTCACAAACTCTACGTCATTTCGCAATGGTGCGACGTTTTCAGTCAGCACAGGCGCAAACGCTCCAAATATCCTTTCTCAGCCGTTGAGCGTTGGTCGGTGGGCTGACTATGTATTCAACAGGTTTGCAGGAGACGTTGCGGAGTTGCTTGTTTTCTCTTCTGCCTTTGCTTCGCGCGATAGGTGGGGAATTGAAGGCTACCTTTCCTGGAAATGGGGAATCCCCCTCGCCGCCGATCATCCATTCGCCAACCGCCCTCCGCTGATCGGGGACTGAGATGCTCCGGGTACGTGTTCCTCTTCTATCTGAAGTCGCTGGCGGGACAATCGTATCCGCCACCGCGACAGCCACTGGATCATCGACCGCAAGGGCATTCGGCAAGGTTATCGGCGGTGGGGCATCTGTCCCAACGAAATTTGCCCGCTGGGCCTCATACCAGCGCCACCCCGGAACATTCATCCGGCAAGTCTCGCCTGGTGTCTACCTGCGCGCCTCCAAGACTGAGGCGCCGGTCGTTGTCGTCAACGAACGCGAGATCGGCCCGGCAGAGGATGTGCGCGGCGAGCGGTTGGCAGCGATGCTGGCCCAGGGGCTGGACAAGCGCGACGCTCGCAAGATCCGCAAGATCCTACGCCGCCTGGACGAGCCGACGCCGGAACCAGTCAAGTCGGCAGAGGCAGAGAAGCTGATCGCAGAGGTCAATGCTTCAATGCCGAAGCGGGTTTTGGTCGTGGCGGATTCGGTTGACGAAGAGATCCTGGCGCTTGTCGCGTTGGGGATTATTTGAGCGGGGGCGGCTTTATCTCATCTTATCGGTTGTAGGATAAAGGGATCGCAGGAGGTCGCATGGCTAAGACACCGGCATGGCAGCGCAAAGCGGGGCAGAACCCAAAGGGCGGGTTGAACGCCAAAGGTCGCGCCAGTTATAAGGCGCAGACGGGCGGGACGCTGAAGCCACCGCAGCCGGAGGGTGGCCCGCGCAAGCGGTCATTCTGTGCCAGGATGACGGGCATGAAGAAGAAGCTGACCTCGGCCAAGACCGCCAACGATCCCAACTCCCGCATCAACAAGTCCCTCCGTGCATGGAAGTGCTGACATGAAACAGCGGGATATCACCAATTTTGAAACCAACCTTGAGCTATTTTACTTGAGGTGGAATTATGCCAAGGTGCCAATCCTTGAGGCGTACCTACTGCTAAAATACCCGAAGGATTTGATGGAACCTATGGAACAGGAAGTCTTCGACGCAGGCGCAAAGAAAATCTTTGCTTCTTCCGGTGAAGAGATAATGCGGATGCAGAAAGCAATATCTATTGCGGCGCATGTTATTACCGACATGGTTCTGCCAGCCGCGAAGAGAATTAGTGCAAGGAAGTGCTAATATGTCAGACGCATCAAGGCTCATGTATGGGGGAACTGTCTGGCTTGAGGAATCAGTTTACAAGAAACTGGACCCAGGCTTGACAAAGGACGGCATGAAGCGCTTGGAGCGTCTTTTGGAAGAAGTCATTATCTGCGGTCCGATCAGGATTCATGTTTACAAGGGTCATGCAAATGAAAAAGCCAATCTGGGACCGCGAGCGTCCCAAGTCTCTTGGCAAGCCCAAGAAGTTGTCTCCCGCCCAGAAGTCCTCGGCCAAGGCTGCGGCTAAAGCGGCGGGTCGCCCCTACCCCAATCTTGTGGACAACATGCGGGCCGCGAGGAAGAAGTGAAGCTCGACCCTGACGAGATCGAAATGTGGAAGCGCAATCCTGTCACGCAGGAGTTGCTGAAGGCGATCAAGAAAGAAGATCCCATCCACCGTTATCGTGCAGCCAATGATCTCGTCAGTCTTGGCCGCGCCCAGGGATACGACATGGCCTTGCAGAACCTCGGCAGGGCGATCCAGAACCCGGACCTGTTGGTGTGACATGCCCAACCCCATAAAGCTCGCAGAAGCCCTTGAGGTCGTTCGCCGTCAGGGGCGAAACGGCGATACGGAACTGGCGCACATCACGCCGCGCGAATCTGCGATCTTGCGGGCAATGGGCGGTTCTGGGACGGTCAACCCAAAGACCGGGTTGCGGGAGTATTTCGACGGCTACTCGGACGCTCAGCTTGCTGGCGTAGACACGGCTTACGGAGAAGGCGCCGGCATGGGTGCTGCGCCCAGTCCGACGACGCCACAGGGTTCGGAGCAATCGTTTGGTGAACAGGCTCAGCAGGCGATCGGCGGCGCCATCAACAGTTTCCTGACAAGCCCACCGCCAGCCTACACGGGCATGGGCATGATGTACCGTGGGGCTGATTTCCTGGGCCGCAACATCACGCCTGTCCTGGAGTCCTTCCTTGGCCCTGCGTCCCAGGGTGTTGGGTCTCCGGCGATTGTTGGCGGGTTCAACGCTGGCGAACTTGGGCCGACTGGCGAAGAGCAACGCCTTCCTTTGCCCGGCCATCGGTTGGCGCAATGCCAAACGAACTGACTCCGTTCCTGACTTCAGGCATGTCGCCGCTCCAGCAGCGAAGTGCGATCGGGACGTTCGGGACTCAAGGGGTAAACCCGGCATTCCGCACAGACGATGCTCGCCGGTACTACGCTTCCTTGCTGGCCCAGGAACTTGTCAGCCCGACTGGAGCTATCAACGAGCAGGCGTATATGCTCCCGGTCGAGCAGCAGTACCTTGGCAGCGTCTTTGGGCGACAGGCATCGACGCCAAGCCAGGCTTTCGAAGCGATCAGAGGGTCTTTGTGAGGAGGTGATCGAAATGATGAAGCAGAAGAAAAAGGGCAAGCGAGGTTGTTGACCGCTTGGGTGATTGCTGAGATGGCGACACCGGCTGGCAAAGAGGCCCCCTCCTCCTTTTTGCCAGCCCCCCCTTACGAACTCTCCCTGAATGTGTATTTTCTACACAGCGCATGAGCGCAAGAGGAGAGCATGAGGACATTAAAACCGCTGTTCGCGCGCGTGGTCGTCCGCGCCGAAACCCTGCAATCGACGGTCAGCACAAAGTACACCGGGCTTGCCAAGATGGGATTCAAAGTCCCGGAGGCCGTGGAGGACAAGCAGATTCCAGACGAGGGCGTCATCGTTTCCGTGGGAGACACCTGCGAGGCGTTGAAGCCAGGAGACCGTGTGCTTTTCGGAAAGTGGGCCGCAAAACCCATCGCTTTCGAGCCAGGTCTCTTCGTCATGCAGGAAGAGGACGTCATTGGCGTCATCCAGGAGGCCGCATGAGTACCGCGAACAGCATTGAGGTTTCGGACGACGAAGCCCCCCAGGCGCCCGTTGCAAAGCCAGCGCCCAAAGCGCCAGAGCCTGCCCCTGCCCCCGCACCGAAGGCTGAAGCCAAGGACGAGGACGGGACGGACTTTGTTGAGATCGAAGACCCCAAGGTCAAGGCCCGGTTCAACCGGCTCTATCGGCACACGAAGGAGGCCAACGAGAAGGCGACCCGTGCCGAGCGGCAGATTTCTCTGCTTGCCGAGCAGAACAAGAAGCTCCAGCAGGCTTTGGAGACGATGTACGCCGGGATGAAGGACGAGAAGGTCCAGGCGGAACTCAAGTCTCTGAAACAGCAGCAGAAGGAGGCTCTTGCGACTGGCGACACGGAGGCGTTTGTCAACGTCAACGAGCGTCTGCTGGAGATCAAGCAGGAGGCCAAGGCGGCGCCTCCGCAGCCTGCTGCGCCCGCTCAGCCTTCAATCAGCGACACCGAGATGAAGGTGTTGAAGAACTGGCAGGACGCTGTTGGCGATGACGACGAGCCGGTTCGCCCCTGGGCTAAGCCGGATCATCCCGAGTTCGCCACGACGCAGGACATGATCCGTCGCGTGGCGGGGTCTGCCGACATGGCGGACGCCTCGATTCGGGAGATCCTGGCAGAAGTCGATCGGCGGATGGCGAAGCTCGCCAAGGTGGATGAGGACGACGACGAGCCTCGCAACCCGGTTCGCCGTGCCTTTGCTGCCCCGCGCAGCAGCCGCCCGGCGGCGCAGGAGCGGAGCAATCTTTCGGCTCAGGAGCGTCTGATCGCCGAGATGATGTTTACGGGTGGACGTGGGGCGCTGGCGAAGAGTGCCAAGGACGCCCACGCCCTGTATCTCAAGCAGAAGCAGGCCCTTAGCCGGGCTGTTTCGGTGGAGGACTGATATGTCTGATAGTGAAATCCTGAATGCCGAGATCGAGCCTCGCGCTCGTGGCAAGGCGAAGCTGAAGAAGGGAAACCGGTCGTGGACCCCGGCAGCGCCTCTCGCAATCAGGAGCAAGGACCCCGCGTCGCGGCTTCGCTGGGTTCATACTGACCCTGCCAATATGCTCAAGAAGCGAGCAGAGGGCTGGGAAGCCGCAGGTCGGCACGATGCTGTCCATGACCGTCCCAACGGTGTGGAGAGTGGTGCCGGCGCTCCTGCCGGTGTGCTGGAGTATCGGGATATGGTCCTGATGAAGATGCCTGAAGAGATGGCGCGAGAGCGGGAGTCCTACTACCGCGAGGTCTCGCAGCAGCAACTTTCAGGTCTCGCGGCAAGGACCAAGAATGACATCCGTTCCAAGACTGGGGCGGTTGTCGATGGTGAAATCAAAATCGATTAGGAGAAATCCTCATGTCCAACGCACCGTTCGGGCTTTCCCCCGTTCGGAACGCTGGTGCTGGCTCGGATCTCCCGACTCGCATGTATCGAGTGACTGCGACGGGAAACACTCAGGGCCTGTTCATTGGCGATCCGGTTCGCTTCAACCCCAATGGCCTCGGCATTGCCCGCCTTTCCGCCAATGCCGCGCCTAACACTCGTTGCCTTGGTGTCGTCGCGCAGATGTTCGATGACAACGGGCGACCGCTGACGTTCTCTCAGCCGACTCGCGGGCCGTTCCTTCCGGCCGCCACGTCTGGCTGGGCGGCGGTCTACGACTCCTCGCAGATCACGTTCATCTGTCAGGTTGACGGTTCGGCGGCTGAGACGCTGATCGGTCAGTATGTGTCGCTGACGGCGGCGACCAACGGCGGCAACACCGCTGCGGGTACGTCGATCATCCAGATTCGCGCGGGGTCGGCTGATACGTCCATCAAGACCTTCCAGGTCGTTGGCGTGTCGCCTACCGAGTCTCGCGGACTTGGCAGCTTCGCCGGGAATGCGGCTTGGGGCAGTACGGACATCGACCTTGAGGTCCGCATTGCTCTGCACTCCCTGACCAGCACCTGATAGGGAGGACATCACATGACGACTGGCACCGCAAATTTCCCTGAACTGCTTTGGCCTGGCATCAGTACGATCTGGGCCGACACGTATCGCCGGTATCCTCCGCTTTGGAACCGGATGATGATCCTGCGCCGCAGCACCAAGGCGTTCGAGAAGGAGCAGGGGATCACCGGATTTGGCCTTGTCGGCCAGAAGACGGAATCGGCCTCGGTTCCCTACGTGGACATGCTCCAGGGCTACCAGCGTGAATACGTCAACCTGACTTATGGTCTGGGGACGATTATCACGCAGGAGTTGATGGAGGACGAGCAGTACAATGTCATCAACAACGTCCCGCGCATGCTGGCTGAGTCGATGCGACAGACCGAGGAGACGGTTTCCGCCTCTGTCTTCAACCTCGGCTTCTCGACCAGCATGCTGGGCGCCGATGGCGTCTCGTTCTTCAATGCGTCGCATCCCAACGTTCGGGGCGGGACGCAGAGCAATCAGCCCGCCGTGGCGTCGGATCTTACGCAGGCTTCTCTGGAGCAGGCGTACATCGACATCATGGGCTGGCTGGACGACGCTGGTCTCCGCATCAACCTCATGCCGGAGAAGTTGCTGGTGGCTCCCACCAACCGGTTCGTGGCTGAGAAGATCCTGGGGACCAAGTTTGCTGTGGGATCGGCTGACAACGACATCAACCCGATGGCGGGTCAGTTGGATCTGGTGGTCAATCCGTTCTTCACGGACCCTGACGCCTGGTTCATCCTCACGAACAGCAACGCTGGCGCCACGTTCTACCGGCGCCGGAACGCTCAGATCACCCGTGACAACGAGTTCGACACGGAGAATCTGAAGATCAAGACGACGGCGCGCTTCTCGGTCGGCGTGACCGATTGGCGATATGCCTACGGGTCGGCGGGCGCCTGAGTTCTGGCGTCCTGGTGACGAGAGAGGGGCGGTCTTCGGATCGCCCCTTTTTTGTAAGTGGCCGCATCCTTGCCGGAAAAGCGGATATGATGCGCCAGTCCTTACAAGGGATTTCCGCACATGAGCAATAAAACGCAGTTCCTCGGGCCTCTTGCGTCCGGTCTGGACACGGGTGCGCCTGCCACCACGACCAAGAGCTATGCTCGGTTTACCACCTGGACCCCGATCACGACGCTGCCCTCTTCGGGCCGTGTGGTGGCGGTCCTGCCCCCGGATGGGGTTCTGTCCGAGATCAATGTCTGGAAGGCAGGGTCTTTCTCTGGCGAGGCATTGTTTCGCTTTGGGACTGTGACGAATGGATCGGACAACCTTGGCACGGTCTCAATCTCCGGCAACGCCATTTACCGCGCCTACGTCAACTCTGCGACGGCGCAGGCAACGTTGCCTTTCGGCCATGCCAGGGTCTCGGCTGACCCGACGCCGATCTTCTTTTCCTCGGCAGCGATCTCCGGGGCAGCCAGCGCCTTGTCGTCGGCGGCTTGGGTTGAGGTCGTCTACACGCGCATCCAGTTGGATGACCGGCCCGACCTTGTCTCCCCTTGGAAGGGAGCCGATACGACCTATCAGGGGCCGATTATTTCGGGCGCTCCGGATGTCGGGATTCCGGCTCGGAACACCTTCGCCTATGTCCAGACCGTCCAGCAGGTTACGGCGCGATCGGCGCCTGTCACGGCCCAGGTTGTGGGCGTCGTTCCTTTCGGCGCTACGCTGAGCGAACTGAACTTCTACGTTCGCACGGGTGTGACAGGCGATGCGGTGGTCCGGTTCTCTGCCGGCACTGACGGCGACAATCTGGGGTCGATTGGGGTCTCGGCGGCAGGCGTGTACCGTGTGGCCCTGACGACGGCAGCCCGTACGCTTTTCCGGGGAATCAACACCGGGTCGGCGCAGCCGGTTCAGATGACAATCGTCTCTGGGAACGGGGCGCTTACGAGCTTTGCTGGCGTTGGCGAGATCGTATTCACCAGGCGCGGCCAGGCGCAGGGGTTTCCCGGTGTCGGGCAGAAGGAGACGGATTTCCAGGGGCCGATTGGGAGCGGGCGGAATACTGGACGGTTCGATGGCCGGGTTGATACTGGCTGGGCGCGTCTTTCGAAAATGACCACGACGATTGCCAGCACCAACGGCGTCGTGTCGGGTCAGCTTGTCGGCTTCCTGCCGATTGGCGCCGCCCTGGTTGAGATCAATTACATCACGGCGACGGCTGCGGCTGGAGAGGCGCTTGTCCGCGCGACGACCTCGCCAACCGTGTTCACCTCGGATCTGCTCGGCTCGGTTTCTGTTTCGGCGGCCGGGTACTATTCGGTGATTGGCGCGACGGCTCCGGTGGCTTTCGGGTTTACGGGCGTCAACCGCGCGGTGGCCGGGGCGACGGCGGTCCCGATCTACATCAACATTGCCGCGACATCTGGCAGTATCGCGGCGCTGAGCGGACAGGCGGCTATCGAGATCGTCTACGCCCGCCTCGCCCCCTCTATTTACGGAGTCTGACATGGCACGTCCCAAAATCTGGCAGCTTGCGATGGCGTCTGGCGACACGACGACCATCTTTTGGCCGACAGACACTTGGGTTTCGACCCAGGAGTATTCTATCGTTTTCCGGCACCCCGGATCGACTGGCGGGTTCATGGAGGGCTGCTCTGCTGCGTGGAGCATTGATCGCGTCCTCGCAACGGGCACGGTCTCTGCTCATTTCATCCAAGTCACGGCATTCACGACGAACTGTCAGGTCGTTCACGAAGACCCTGCGTCGTGCTTCCGGTTCCGGCTTCGTGCGAGTGGCGACGCAATGTTCGAAATCATGGCGATGCAGAGCGGGCCTGAACGGGTCTCCTGATGTATGAGCGCAACCGATACCGGAAGGGGAGGTGGCTGGTCGTTGATGACGAATCCGGCCAAGTCCTCTATTCGGATCAGGTTGTCCGCCGCTGGGATGGGATGTACGTCCGCAAGGATCAGGACGAGCCGATTGACCCGCAATGGTTCATCACATCTCAGAACGATCCGAAGCCGCTGCCGTTTGTCAGGCCCGACGACATCAGCCCTCCTGCTTGCCGCACTCAGCCTCCGTATCAAAGCACGGGCATTTGGGCGCTTGGGATTGGCGAACTGGTCATCGAGCAGAGCTTTCAGGTCTACCCCAACGAGCGGACGCCATTGCGCCCCTTCCCTGGATACAACCTCTATGTTGGCAGCAGCGTCTCCAGCATGGAGATTGGGTGTTCCTTCATTGTCTTCCCTGACGGTCAACCCCTGCCCCCGGTGAACTGATGTCTGAGCAGGACCGCGCAACGCTGAAGCAAGCTTTCGCAACGGGTCAAAGCCCCACCGGCAATGACTTCGCGAACCTCATCGACAGCGCCCTCAATCTGGCTGAGACCGCTTCGCAGACCATCAACAGCCCGATCAACTTTGCGGGCGGCTTTACCGCGGCGTCGCTGTCGGCTGCGACTGTTGGCGGCGCGCAGGGGACGTTTGCCACGCTGAATGCAACATCCGGGACCGTGACGAGCCTTGGAGCGACAACCGCCAGGTTCACGCAGATCGAGTTTGCGGCGGGCGGGACGGCGACGCAGACGGGTGAGAAGACCTCGGCGGTGACGCTGAACGCCATGTGCGGCACGATCACGATGGCGGCGGCGGCGCTGACGGCTCAGTCGTCCGTGACCTTTGCGCTGAAGAACACTCGGATCGCCGCTACGGATGCAGTCATCACCAACATTTCGTCGTCGGCCACGGCTGGCGCCTATGTCGTCCAGGTGAGCAACCTGCGGGCGAACTCGGCCCGACTGTCACTGTTCAATCTCCAGGCGGCTGGTACGCTGTCGGAGGCGGTCCAGATCCGCTTCGCTGTCCTGAAGGCAACCAATACGTGAGGATGACGCATGGCGTCGCCATATCTGACGGTTCTGGAGGTCGTGAATGAGGTTTGCGACCGGATGAACGTGCGCCGGGTGACGGCCACGACCAGCAATCTGTTCACCCGGAATTGCGTCAATCTCATCAACGACATCGTGGAAGACCTCTGCGATTACGGGACTTGGAACGAACTGCAAGCCTCGGCTGCGGTTACGATGGTCTGCGGGCAGTCGGTCTATACGATCCCGACATCGGCGCTGGTCACGGCCAAGCGGTTCGTCCATTCGATCCAGGAGGTCTACGTCTCTGGCCGTATCGCGAGCTTGGAGCCGATCGCTGACAAGAACGAGTTCCGCATGCTCTCCCGGACCTACTCGATCGGGACGCCCAGCAGGTATGCGGTCTACGGTTCCGATGGCGACGGCAACCCTCGTCTGGGCCTGTTCCCGCGCCCTGGGACGCAGTTTGACGGCAACTCGGCCTTTGTACGCTTCCAGGTTCTTCCGCCCCGCTATGAGGCTGGAACCGACGACAACGTGGTCATGCCGTTCCCCGGTCGGGTGATGGTCGCTGGTCTGCATGCGGCGGCGATCCTCGATGAGTCTGGCGGGGTTCAGACCGACCAGTTCAAGGCGGCGCAAGGCAAGTTCTTCGTGCTGCGGAACAACAGTCTTGGCCGGCAGACGGCGAAGACTGGTGAGTTCACGCGCTTTCAGCCCGGCATCTCTACGAGGACTTGATGGGCGAGAGGTTCTACGACATTGCCAAGCGCGGCCTGGCAACGAACTTCACCGAGACAGAAATCCCGGTCGATTACGCCGTCCGGTTCCGCAACCGATTCATCAACACGGCTGGCGGCGCGGAGAAGCGGCCTGGTTATGTTCAGGTCAGCGGGGATCTCCCCACGGCTGGGACTGTCACCGGACTGCATGAGTACGTTGACAACGATGGCAACGAGACCCTGTTTGCATCAGCAGATGGGATCATCTTCCGGCGGGTGACGGACGGGTGGACGCAGGTCCATGCCTTCACCACGGCGGCGCGAGTTCGGTCGATCCAGTTCGGCAGCAAGTTGGTGTTCTGGAACGGATACGATCGGCAGGTTGGCATTGACAGCGTGTCCGGGCAGTTTGAGCGCCTGGAAGCAGTCATGGAGCAGGGTCTGTGCGCGGCGGGGACTTCCGCTGCTGCCTTGACCGACGCCGACATCGTGGACTGGACGGCCTCGACCTTTGTCACGACCGGCGACATCGTGTTCAATGCCACGCGCGGTTCGTATGGCATTGTGACAGCGGTTACGTCTGCTCGGGTGTCTCACACGCCCATGTCGGCAGCGGCGCTTGGCTTTGGCAGCACGGTTGTCAGCGGGGTCGGGGGCGAGCCGAGTGTCGGGGACGCATACAAAATCTACGACACGATTGAACTGAACGTTGTCAACGTCAATGGCGTATTCGACAACGTGGCGACGGTTACAACCTCCACGGGGTCGGGGACGTTTGTTGCGGTCTCGGCAGATCGGGTGGCGAACTGGCTGACGACAGAGACGCGCCCTGGGGACGTCCTGCACAATACGACCAGGAACGCGGCCACGTTCATTTCGTCGGTTACGTCTTCCGGCTTGTTCCTGTCTCCTGGCATTCCGACGATGGTCGCCGGGGATACGGTGACGTTCCACAAGTCGGCCATGCCGATCGCGTCCTTCATCCATGTGCATTTTGGCCGGGCTTGGATGGTCGATGCGCGGGACCGGCGCACAATCGTCGCCAGCGGGGTGGACGACATCCTCGACATGACGGTGGACTCCGAGACGTTGGAGGCCAGGACGCTGAACATCGGAACGCAGCAGGACGGAGCCGATACCGTCAAGGCGATGGACAGTTTCCAGAACTTCCTGGTTGTCGGCACGGAGCGGGCGATCTACGCCTATCGTGGGACCAACCCGACAGAACTGGCGCCAGCCGGTCTGTTCCCGCAGGGCGTTGTTGGCCCTGATGGGTTTGTCAACACCGGCAACGATGTCGCCTTCGTGGGTTACGACGGGTTGCTGAGCATTAGCCTGCTGATGAACACGAACAATCTCCAGCGGTCGAACCTGTCGGAGCAGTTGAAAAACACCCTGCGAGGCATCATCCGCGATGTCGTTCGGCAGAACCCAGCGGAGCCTGACATCCAGGTTGTCAACTACCAGAGGCGGTCCTGGATCATCCTGAAGATTGCCAGCAAGCTCTACATCTACAACTACAGCAACTTCCTGGGGGACGACGGTCGGCTGTTGGCTGGGGCGAGTTGGGCTGACTTTGACGGTGCGATCGGCGCGCAGCGGGTCATGTCCGTCAGGAACAATTCGGACCTGATCCTGGGCGGCGCTGGCGGCAAGGTCTACACGTTCGACCAGGGCACGTACACGGACGCCGGGCAGACCTATTCGACGGAGTACGTCACGGGCTGGTTGACGTTGGAGGAGCCGCGGAAGACGACGCGGATGAAGATGGGGAGTTTCATCATCCCCAACTATCAGGTCGGCGGCGACGTGGTATATCGGATTGAGGCAACTGGCGATTACGACATGCTTTCGCTGGATTCTGTTTCGGTGACGGCGCGTGAGGACATCGGGGGGCGGCCTATCGGGGTTTACACGATTGGCTCTGTCCCGGTCGGAACGGCGCAGACGATGGGCCAGAAGACGCCATTGCGGTGGCGGGGCAAGTCGTTCCGGCTTTCGTTCACGACAGAAGACGCAGCGGGGCCGGATGTTCTTGCTGGCTTCGCGGTGTACGCAGAGATTCTTGGGAGACGCTGATGGCTTTCTCTTTCCTTCGTGACGCGCTTGGGCTGGCCGGTGGGGCCGCTGCGGTGGGTTCAATGTTTGGACTGGGCGGGGGTGGAGAGTCAAAGGCCACACGCCAGGCGGCTCAGAGGCAGGCAGCGATTGCTGAAGCCTTGGCTAACCCACAAAGTCCCATGTTCCAGCAGGCTCGGGAACAGGCGATGGAGCAGAGCCGCACGGCGCAGGCGCAGATGCTGCGGGATCTGATGGGGCAGCAGGCTCGCCAAGCGCGGCGCTTCCAGGCTGGTGGGGGGACGGCTTTCTTTGCCCGCAACCCTCGCCGGGACGAGGAGATTTCGCGCCGTCTGATGGAGATGGGGCAGAACGAGCAGGCGAGGGCAGATGCCGCTGCTCGCGCGCAGTTGTCTGGCGCCGCCGGGGCATATGGAACTGCCATGCAAGGCTATGATGTCGCCGCTAGGGCGCGGCAGCAGCAGCGAGCGGCTCAGTTGTCTGGTCTGGTTGGTGGCTTGTATGGAGCCGGAGAGATTCTTGGTAGGTTGCCGCTGATGGGGAAGGAGACGCAAGGTCCGGTGCAGGGAAGCGTCAATGATCCTCGCCCGCAGAGTTTGTTTGGAGACATTTTTCAGCGCAATCCATTTGTCCAGTTTAGGGGCTGACAATGGCAAGCACCGTCCAGGTCGGACAAGGATACGGGCCGCCGGTTCCTCCGTATGACAGTAGGGTTGGCTTGCCAATGGTTGGCGCACCCCCTGGACCTCCGATGGCCGGCCCGGCAGCCATGCCGGAACCGCCGCCACCGCCGCCACCTGCTCCACCTGAGTCGCAGCCGGACATCACGCCCGCCGATAGGATTGCAGTTGAGTCCGCGTTGTCTGATGCTGCGAATGTCGGGGCGCAAGGGGCTGCTCGGCCGTCTATGGCATCTGAAGCTCAGCAGCGGGCGACAAACATCTCGCGCATTCTTGAGCAGCAGTTGCTTCAGCAGGCCCGGCCTGGGTTTGGCGACATAATTTCGGCCGCCCTTCAGACGATCCAGAAGCCCGGTCAGGTGGACTTTGCTACCGCATTGCGGCAGGCGCAGAACCAGGATCTGACACGGTCCTACAACATCGCCAATGCGCTTGCTGGCCTCCAGAGGCGGCAGCAAGAGGACATCGTACCGATTACGTTGCCGACCGGGCAGACGGTTCGTGTCGGCGCGAACGCGGCTCTAAACTACTTGCGAGAGAACCGGACGCGAAACCCGGAAGCGGCGCAGGCGCTTAGCTTGCTTGAGCGGGCGTCTGCGGGCTTTGAAGACCGACCGCAAGCGTTGGCCGTAATGGCGCAAGTTATGTCTGAAGTCGGAGACCCGGCAGACAGTCCCGCGACAACGATGGCGAAGACCCTGAACGACCCTCGCGTTCGCGCGCTTCGGCGTGCCCAGCGCGGGCGTGACGAGGAGGACGCCGCCGCAGATATTGGCGGTCCAATCGTCAATGAGCAGGGTGATATTACTCAGCACCGTTTGTTCAAGGCGGCAAAGGGGCAATCGCTCACTGAGGAAATGAAGAGATACAATGTGGCCCTTTCCTCTGGGAGCAAAGCTGCTGCTGCGGACGTTTGGTACAGGACATATGGGCGCCCGCCGTCTGTCCTCCGGGCTGAGGATCGACGGCCGGTTGAAAACTTTTTTAACGCGGATGCAGCCGCCCGTTCGTCTGTTGGAACAATCGGCCGCATCATGCAAATTGTCGATTCGAACCCCGCTGCACTTGCACAAGTTGGCGCGATCCAGAACGCCCTCAATAGCGGCGTTCAGCAAATCGTGTCGCTTTTGGATTCAATTTCAGGCGATACGTCCTCCACGCCCGCTCAGCGCGAAGAAGCGGACAGGCTCCGCATTGGGTTGAGGAACCCAGAACAATACGCGAAGGTTCTTGATGACCAAGTGAAGAGTTGGCTCAACGGCAAGCAAGGTTCTGTTCTCAGGGAGAGCGGGATACAGGCTGCTGAGTTGCGGTCTTTGTTCGTGAACTTGGCATATGCAATGGCGCAAGCCAATGAACCTGGCGGTCGGTTTGCAACGCAGGACGTTGAGAACGCCATGCGTCAGATCGGCGCGACACAAGGCGACCCAGTGGCGCTCAGGCGCATCCTGGGCACTACGACAGAGCGCATCCAGAGCCGGATGGAGAACATGCGCCAAATGACCCCATTTTTTGGGCAGTTTCCACAACCTTGGTCGGCCAATACCCGGTATGGTCAATACAGGTCGCTACTCACAGGCGAGACTCCCATTTCCAGGCTTGGAGTTCCTATGGGTTCATCGGCTCCAGCGGCCAATCAAGCGCCTCCGGCGGCACCTCCGACTTCAGCAGCCCCCGCTGCCGCGCCTCCTGCCCAAGTTGCTCGTCCGACAACGCGGCAAGAGTTTGATGCTTTGCCATCTGGTTCCGTCTTCATTGATCCTAACGGCGTGACGAGGAAAAAGCCGTGAGTCCATCTGACAACTGGTGGGAATCCGCTCCGGTCGTGCAAGACAACTGGTGGGAGTCTGCTCCCATCGCTGAGCAGCAGCTCCCTCAAGAATTGCAACGCAGGACTTTTGAACAGATGATGGCGGCGCCACAGCCGCAAGAGCCTGTTATGCGACAGATGCCGTCGCTCCAGGACATCCCTATCGGACCCGAGTTTCAAGAGGCTGACCCGATTGAAACAGAGATCAAGCGTCTGGGGTTGCAAATCGGCGAACTCCCCGTTGGTCAGCAAATGCGATCTGGGACTGGCCTCAGCGAATTTGATGCGTACAAAAACATCCTTGGACCCACGACAGAAGTCAGGAAGATCCAAGAGGGTCCACTAAAGGACACGATTATCTACCGGCGCCCTGGGGAAGAGAAATTCACAACGGTCACAGACCCTCGACGCGGCGCAAGTCTCGGCCGCGCTGCCAAGGGTGCGGTCGAGTTCGCACCCGGCATTGGCGGCATCGCCGGCAGCTTGGGTGGAGCCGCGCTGGGTTCGGCGCTTGGGCCTGGCGCAGCAACCGCAGGGACCATCGTTGGCGCTGGCCTTCTCGGTGGACTTGCAGAGGCGACTAGGCTGGCTGCTGGCGTCGAAACAGGGGCCATCCGTCTTGACGAGAAAACGACGCCACGGGAACTTGCCGTCC